CTTTCCAGAAGCAGTTGGGGATATCAACAGCCTTCTATTATGTCTTAGGGCGTCGTATACTCCCTCTACTTGGTACTCGCGGGGAGAATACTTGCAAATAGCGTTCATATAATCTTTTACACCTTCTTTTGAGATGAAGTCATTGACCTCAAAAGGGAGACCATAGAATTTGTTGTCAACAAACTCATAGGTATATTCGTGGTTTTCACAAAACCGCGTTAGTTTATCCAATAACCCAACATATATCTCTCCAGTCTGAGTATTGAATAAACGAATCTTTCCGTCCCAATACTTGTTACGGTATTGAGGCATAAACTTTGCACCTGGTACATCAAAGGTAAATTGGTCTGCTAATTCGTAGTAGACGTGCGGTTCTGCTTTTACCTGAAGATATACTTCATTCTTTTTTGATATGATCAAATGGGACATTATCCATAAGTTTCACCTATGAATATTTATTCTCCCATCTTAAATGTATATTCCAGCATCAATCTTTCCAGAAAATCTTTCAGACCTTCTAATCTTTCTTTTTTGTCGGGACACGACACCCAGTTTTTAAGATGGAGACTTATTGATTCATGAATCTGCCTCACATCTTCAATACCCATGTCCATTGAAACAAAGGGCAAGTCTGGATTAAAATCTTGTTCGTAAAGATAGTCGTCATCCATTAGTTAAATCCTGCTTGGAAGCGATGCCACTCTATGGCATTTTTGATTTGAAAGGTCCTGTTAGAGATGGTCTTGATAATGTCTTCAAGAAAACGAAGCATCACATCATAATACCGAATCTTGATGTCAATCTTATTGAGTTTCTCATCGGCGTCCATATGCCTCTGTAAGGCGTCTTTGTCTCTTACCTTATATGGGAAAGGTTCTTGTTCATAAACCTCTGGATCTGCCTTTCCTGTGTAATAGTTATAACGTTCAAGTTTCACTCTATTGTAAGTTTCTCTTGCCCGTTCTTTCAACAACAAAATTGTATTGTAGATGGTATAATATTTCGAGTGAAGTTGTGGGATTTTAATTGACTCATCATGTAAGTTATCGGGATCAATGACTGAATCTCTCTGCCACATCTCCTGAATTTCATCTAAGTTCATAAGCGTGTTCTACCGTCAGCAGCTAGAATATTATACACAGTATACTTGAAAGAGACCTCTGCTGTAAAGTAGTTTACGTCAGTATCAGACGCTTCAAACTCCAAAGAAGTCAAATAAGTTGGGAACAAATCTTTAAATTTTACAATAGCAACATCTCTAAAATTGCTATTTAAAATGTGCAAACTTCCATCACTAAATTGTCTTTTTAAATCTCTCAGTCCATCTTCATCTGTTGTCAGATCTTTAAAATCTTGTGTGGTTTCTGGATATCCAAGACCAGTCAACCAATTGTGAATTGTCATATAGTTTTCCATGTTCTCATCAACCAAAAATCTCAAAGAAAAATCACCATATGACAGTTTATCTCCAGGAACATCCAAGTCTTTGAGGTATGATGGTTGGATTGCAGTTCCTAAATTAATCTCTGGTATTCTTGCAGAGTTGCAAAAAAATGATGCCTTTGGTTCTTTTGATAATGTAAACTTAAATCCAACAGGCGATAGAAAATTTCTATTGTCTATTTGATTTGGAAAACTAGTCGCCATTTTTATTTTTATTTAGATAAAAAAAGAGGGTCCAAAGGACCCTCTGAGAAACCTTGTGAAAATGGATCACATGAGGTTCAGAACACGTACTCTTCTGTAGTAACGGTTTCTGTTTGCGGTGACTGCGCTAGTTGGGCTTGAAGTAGCACCATCGTTTGCGAATGGGTTAGCAACAATGCCATAGCGAGTCTTAAAGCCGATCTTAGGCTGGAAGGTGTTCTCGCCAACGGCACGTACCATCTGCAGAGGAACGTATGGGCAATAGAACAGACCTGCATCATAAGGTGAAGAACCCTTATAACCAGCAACGTAGTACTGAGCACCGCCACCAGTTGCACCAGTGTTTGCCGAATAAGGATCGATGTAGACACGATACTTACCTTGCAGAACACCAGCGAAAGTATTGCCAGTGTCATCAACGTTGAGGTTAGCGTTGAGAGCAGGGGTGTAATCGAGTACACCAGCCATGGTCAGAGCGGAAGCAACATCTGCAGAGCAGAGAATCATGTTGCCCTTTCCTCTACGAGTTCTTTGTGCGATTGCGTTGGCATCGCGCTCGATTTGGAAGATCAGACCTTTGAACTTCTCAACAGACCAACGACCATTCGAGTCAACGTCGAGGTCGAAAGTACCAGCATTAGCGACGTTATCCTGAGCACCAGCTTCAGCAGCCTTATAGATGGTACGGATAACTTCACGGTTGATTTCAGCAAGGATCTCAGTTGACAGAATGTTTGCCAACTCAGCTTCTGCATTCAGACCGTGGATTGCCTTAAGGTCCTGAGCGAGTTCTAAGGAGTACTCAGCCTTGAGTGCTCTTGACTGTGCAGTAACGGTGACCTTCTCGATCGAGAATGCCATCTCATTGAAGGCATTGTCGCCAGTTTCGCCAAGACGCTCAGCGTCTCCAGTCTGCATACCACCACCAGTGGTGTAGCTGCCAGAGTCGTTCAGAACAGCAGGGTTGTTCTCGGTCGCATCATTAACGGCGGTAGTACCAATACCCAGAACGTCGCCCATTCCTGTGGACTGAGCACCAGAGAAACGAGTATTTGCTTCATCGAACAGTGCTTCGTCTCCAGCCTGTGTGGAGAACTTCGAACGCATTGCGAAGATAAGTCCAGTAGGACCGTTCATTGGTTGAACGCCTGCGAGGTCATAAGCGACCAGGTTAGGCATGGAGCGTCTGATCAGGGAGATCAGAACAGGATCGAAACCTGCGGTTGGGGAACTACTGCCGCCACCGAAACCACCCGAAGTGCCGGCGCTGGTGTTAGCATATGATGCCTCGGACAGGAACTCACGCTCTTCGCGGAGTGCCTTTTCTTGGTTCTCCAGGAGAACTGCGGTTACCATTCTCTTGTGAGCATCTTGGATGCCACCGAGACCCTCGTGATTGAGGATAGGTGCCCACTTCTCCTGCAGAGCTTCAGCGTTGAAAGCTTGCATTTGAATTTTACCTCTTAAAAGTTTTAGTTTGACTTATAATCTAAAAATCACTTTTTAGAAACTCTGGTCAGAGTGCTGAGATACGACTCCATCAAACCAGTAGCTGGTTGTGAGGAGGTCTCAGTATTCTCAGAAATGTTCTCTGAGTTGTCTCTTTGAGTACCGGCGTTTGCTGGGAAATAAGAATTTCTCAGAGTTACCAGTTTCTCACGATAGGTGTCTTCACTATCAAACTCAACATTTTCGGCAAGAGAAGCGAGTTTTTCCTTCTGTGAAAGTGCCAGACCTTCGCAGACCTCGGAGAAGATTACATCAGCAACCGACTCAGCTAATCTTTGTTTGAGAGCAATATTTGACTTAATTTGCTCGTTGAGTTTATCTTCCATCTCATCTAATTTCTCTACCATAGTAGAGAGTACATCATATTTCTCTTCAGGGATAGTTACATAATGATCTTCAAAAAGACTCTTCATTCCAACAAGGAATGATTCGGTCATTTCAGTCTTGAGTCCTTGCTCAACTGCGAGTTGATTTTCGGTCATCCACTCTTCAGCGACATACTCAAGATATGCATCAACTCTGTCAGTCAGTTCTTCCTTGACGGAACCAACTTGCTCTTCCAGAGCTTGCTCATATTGTGCGATCAATTCTTCTTGAATTGATGCAACCTTTGCCTTGATAGCAGTTTCAAAAATGGTACGTGCTTTCTCTTGGAATTCTTCGGAGAGTTCTTCGCCAGCAAGAAGTGCCTCAACATCTTCTTCCATGTTGTACTCTACAACTTCTTCCTGTTCAGCAACGACTTCTTCTTCAGTAGTCTCTTCTTCGGAAACTACTTCTTCAGTAGTCTCTTCTTCTGCTTCAGCAACCACTTCGCCTTCGACCTCTGCCTCTTCTTCTGCCACTTTTTTCATTGGTTCGGCAGGCTTAGCACCTCTCTTCACAACGTCTGCGACAGTTGCGATTGAAGGTTCTTTGAGTTTGGCAGAGTCGTCGTCTACCTTATAGTTTTCTGGAGTTGGGCCACCGAGATCTTCCACAGCAGGTTGTCCAGGGGTTGAGTGGGACAACTTTTGCATTGGTTCAGCTGCAGCAGCACCTTTGGTTACTACGTTTTCCATTTCTTGTAAATTGCTACCAACGGACATTTTTGATTAGATATTTTTGTATTAATCTATATTTATTTATAAATTAAAGATTTGAGAGAAAATCGTTGAAAAGGTTCAACTTATGCTCTTCAAGTCTTCTTTGGTCAACAAGAGTGTTAATTCTCTTCTGAGTTCTTTCTGCGAGTTGTTCACGAAGAATTCCTCCTTCCCAAACCCACTCTTTTCCTTCCATAATTCCCTGAACAAAAGCATCAGGTGCAGAAGGATCGGCAACGATGTCGGCAGCAGTTGCCAACATGAAGTCTTCACCGACAACTTTATGACCCTCATTTGTGGTTCTCAATGAACCAACACCACGAGAAGAAACGCCGAGCATCACACCTTCATCAAGAAGAGAAGATGCAATCTTACCCATTGGAGTATTAAGGATTTGTGCCTTTCCTCTAAAATTACTTCCTTCTTGAACAAGTGAAGTAATCTTATGAGAAACACGATCAAGGTTTACGGTAGGACCATCGGGGTGACCAAGTTCACCAAGAGCACGTCCTTTCTTAACGAAAGTTTCGTTATATCTTCCAACTTCACGGGAAAGAGTTTCCATAGGATACATTCTACCATTGCGGTTTTTGATGTCTCCCTGAAGGAAAACTCCCTCAATGTACAGTTTCTTATTAGCACCTTTTCCTTCGGTGATAATCTGTACGTTTGAAATTTCTTCTGTGATAAGTTTCATTTGTTTATCCAGTAAATCCTACTTGTGCTCCTTTGACTGTTGCGGCACTAGCAAAAACGCAATGTGTTGGTGTTTTTTCCAAATACTCAACGGTATTTGCTGGCATCGTGAAAGAACCAACGCCAGTACCACTTTGCGACTCTACTACTTCAACAACAGCAACAGATCCTGTATTAACCAAACGTACAACTGTTGCCTGACTAAAACTAGTGGCAGCACCCGTTGTTGTTGGTAGTGCTATTTCAGCACCTTTCAATAATGTTCTTGCCATTATTCTTGTTCCTCTGATGATTGATCGTCACCGAATAAGGATGCGCCAACAGTTGGACGAACAGCATCAATTCTTTGTGCAGATTTTGCATAAAGAGCATCTTTGATCTTGTCGCTAATATCCGAAGCGGAAGCATCCGATCCTATCAAATTTACAATTTCTTCCATGAAAAGTGATTATAACTATATTTTTTATTTATATCTCGGCAGATTTGCCATCAGCAGCAGTGATTCCACCATTTATTTCTGGTTCCATTGGAACATCACCCATCATTCCCATTTCACCTTCTTGTGGTAATGGTTCTCCTGTTATTGGATCTATAGAATTGGGATCAGGAATAATACCATCTTTAATTTCCTGTTCAATCTGCTCATCCATCTCAATCATTTCTGAATCAGTCTGACGAAGAACTTTCTTACGAACCCATTCAGTAGAATAATACTTACCAATATAAGGTTCAATAGTTGCCAGAACACCAAGACGCTCATTGAGCATTTCGGTTTCTTTTAATTCTGCAAACTGATTATCATATAAGAAATCATATTGAATATGATCGGAAATCATTTCCCAATCTTCTGGAGACACAATGTTCTTGAGAATCAATTGCGTTTTCAACATGTCATTAAACATCTGAGCAAATCTCTTTCTCAAACGTCCAACAAACTTGGCAAACTTGAGTTCGTCTCTCAGAATTTCGGAAGAACGACCAAGATTGAAACCACCATCGGCAGCGATTCTGGATTCAGGAACTCCAAGTGCTCTATAAAGTTTCTTTTGGAAATACTCAATGTCGGCAAGTTCGCCAAGATTTTGACCACCAGGAAGTGTAGAGATTTCGGTTCCTCTACCACCTTCTCTTCTTGGAAGCCAGAAGTCTTCAAGCATACTCATATGCTTCTTATCATCACGAACTTCTCCAGTGTTGGCATCATAAACCAACTTGTTACGATAGCGCATCATAACATCACGAAGATATTGTTCTGCCTTCACTTTTGGAAGATTGCCAACGTCAATATAGAAAATGCGACGCTCTGGTGCTCGTGATAATCTGTAAATAACAAGAGAATCCTCAATCATTCTAAGTTGATTGAGTGCTTTGATTGCTTTATGAAGATATGAAAGAACTGATCCTTTATTTCTATCAACAAGGCCTGAA